GCCACCCCCATTACTACTAGTTCTTACTTCTGCATAAAATTTACCAGAACCTTTAGGTCGTAAAGTAGAACACATAGCATAACCCTTGTTGTTTCCATTTGTGTTAGTTGTTAAATTACCTTCAGATAATACTTGAGAATAACTAGGATTATATGGTCTCATTGTGGGTAGATTATTTGTAGGTGTGTTAGTTCGTTGGTCTGAAGCAGTTAAATTTGTAGCTGTGAAATCATTCGTATTTCCACTGGTGTCATCTCCAAGTGCTGAGCTATCACCAAATTCTAATCTAAACCCATTCGTGCCATAAGTAATACCACTTAATGTTTTAGGAATCCATCTGCCAGTTGAGGTGTCAGTAACACCAAAAGTTTCTGGTCCAAGTGCTGTGCCATCTACATAGTTAATCTCTGCTAAATATCCATTATAATACCTATTAGGACTATTTGATGAACCTATATTTGTTGAAGCAGTACTACCCCAATTACCATCATAATTTTGTGATGGATATGTTTCTAAACTAAAGCTTGTTATTTGGTCACCATCAACATATATTTTTACTCTATCACTTGCAGTTGATTGAGTTGTATCAACAGAAACAAGTATATGATAAAATTTAGAAGAATCTTCAAAGGTTCTGTTTGTTTTAAAATCTCCATCAATTCTTCCATTTATCCAAAATTTTAAAGTTCTATCATCATCAAAAGTTATACCATCAGAATTACCATATGGACCTGCAACAATTACATATCTCTCATCACTTGCACTACTTGATAAAGATGGTTTTGCCCAAACACTTAAAGTGTATTTTCTTCTGCTTGTTCCTGTTCCACTAGGTGTACGATTTAATCTAGGACTATCTCCTTTTTCAAATAGACAACTATTATCTATCGTGCCGTTATCAGTGAACGGTACAAACTTACCAACACGTTGACCCTGCCCATTACCAGAATAAACTACTGGAAAAAACTGTGTTTCGCCATTTGGTATTGTTGGTGTTGCCATATTAACTCCCTAAATTCTTTGTGCAAAGTGCCAAGTACCCACTTGGTACACTATATTTAAAATTACCTATTCCATTACCATCACTATTACCACCAGCAGTTGTTCCTCCATTAAATGTGCTATCCTGTCCAAAATTTAAAACAACTTTATTTGAATTGCTTGTATTATCTCCCATTATTATAGGTGCATAAGTATCTCCGTCTGAAGTATCAACAGCATTTGATTGTGCTGAATAATCAAATTGCGAACCAAATGTAGAACCATTTTTATAAAATTGTATTGTGCTATTATCACAATCAAAAGCAACTCCTATTATATCATCTTGTACAAAAGGTGTTTGACTTGTGGCTGATGTGTTAGGATATGAACTTCCATTTCCCCACTCAAAATTACTAAATGCACCACTTGTGTGTCTGTTACTTAGAAGCACTACCTTTTCTTTACCATAAGAACTGCCACCAATATTTGAACTTGCATTTTCTAAACTAATAAAACCAACCCTTACACCACTTAAAGCTGGATATGTAGGATACTCTGCTTCAAAATACCACTTACCAGATTTTACACCCATACTTCCTATTGCATAGTTATTTAAAGAAGCACTTACTGCTTGTGATGCAAGGTTTGTATCCCTAATATCTGGTGTTAAATATTGATATGTCATATTCATTATTGGATTTAATACACAAAAATTATTGGTAGGTGTGTCAAAAACTTGGTCATGTGAGGCAAGTCCACTTGTCGTGAAATCATTACCATTACCTGATTCATCATCTCCTAAGTCAGCACTATCTCTACCATCAATATGAAAACCATTAGTGCCAAATGTCAGACCACTAACATCTTTAGGAATCCAAATATTAGATGAGTTGTATTCACCAAAGCTAGATGGGTCTAGTGCTTGTCCGTCTATAAATGTTATTTCTGCCATATAACCATCCATCATATAACCAGAACCTCCATTATATGCACCTATTTCGTGTTTATTAGTGGTATTAATAAAAGTGTCAAGGTTTTGTGAAGGATAAGTTTCTGTTGAAAATGATGTTTCTCGTTGTCCATTTACATAAATACGAACTCTTTCAGTAGATACTGCCTGAGTTGTGTCAACTACTATAACAAAATGATACCAAGCTGAAGGGTCACGGAATACCCTATTTGTGTAAAGTTGTCCTTGCCATGCCGAACCTGTATAGTAAATAAAAAATTGAATAATACCACTAGCTAAAAATGCACCATAACTAGCATTTTGATAAACACTAGGGAAAGGTAAAGCACAATCTGTCAAATCTCCAAACTTAACCCAAAAACTACTTGTAAAAGTTTTTCTATTACCTGAACTAGATGGTGTTCTGTGCATATATGCACTATCAGCAGAATTAAATCTAATTGATTGGTCTATTGTGTATTGAGAGTCTCTAACACTATTAGCTCCTAAAATGAAAGGCATTTAGAAGTCCTCCAGCTTTGGAAACTCCCCTAAAGGTCTTGTCATATCTGGATCATCTTCCGTTCCAGTGTTTGTATACGTAAAAAGAGTTTGTAAAGCATCTACATCACTAGCATTATCAATTTGTGTTTGCATTGCATTACATTTTGTTCTAATCGCTGCTCTAAAATTTGCGATGTTAGTTGGAATGGTATAATCAGACACTTCGCTGGCTTTAACAACATACCAATCAGTTTCATTTAGAATTTTATAAGCTTGATCATTTATTTCTTTTTTCTTTACAGTTTTAAGACCCTCATTAACAACTTGATTACCCTCACTGTCTAAAACAGCATTTCCATCTTCGTCTGTTGCATTTACATCTGTTAAACTATGTGCAGTTGCTGTACCCCAAGTCATTTTTACAACATTATTATCAGCATCAAAACTACACGTATGCATAGTGTTTTTATGATATTCTGTATTTTTGTAATTTGTTCTGTCTTGTTGTACTGGGTAGATGCCTATTTCTGCTAGTTCTGATTTACTCCATTTTGAGAAAACACCACTTGAATATTGATAATCACCAATTTTAAAAGCTTGTGCTTGATTAAAAATTTTTAAGACCTGTCCATTTTTTACTTGTGCCCACATAATATTTCCTAACTAAGTGTTAAATTTAAATTTCTTCCTACTTCAAGAAACTTTGAACCATTATAATAGAATACAAAAAGATCACCTTTTGCAGCAGTGGTGGTTAGTGTTGGAGCTGTGTCTCCAGTAAATTCAAATACAGCATTAAATGTTGGTTCACGAGTTCCTGTTCCATCCTGAATTATTAAAAGCGATACAAACTGTCCTGTTGAACCATTTGTAGGTGCAGCAAAAGTTCTATTTCCACCTAAAGTTACCTTTGCAACTGGTGCTGCTTGCACATCCCAGTTTATTGTTGCACCATCTGTCAATGTAGCTTCAGGAAAGTAAGCCGCATCGTTAAATTTAAACTTACCATTACCTTTAGCGGTGAAAGCTAAACCTACATTTGTATCACCACCAGTTACTGCAAGTCCTACATCATTTCCCGTAGCTGCGTTAGTTATTTCTAATTCATTTACCGCACTGGCTGTTTCTTGAAATATTATTTGTTCGTTTCCGTTTGAATCGGCAATAAAACCAGCATCTGCAAATCTAGGTTTAGTTAAAGTAACTGCACTAACTGTACCGCCAGCAATAGTTCCTGAGTTTGTTATTGTTCCTGAAAACGTTTTATTAGATAAAGTGTCAGTTGATGCAGTTGTAGTAATTCCTGTATCAACAATATTTGTTCCATCTGAATATAAAACTCTTTTTGTTTTATCACCTGTTCCAAAAGTGTAGCCAGTACCACTTGCAGTTTTAAATTCAACTGTGAAAGATCCTGATGTTTCATTTGATATTATATAAACTTTTTCAATACTATCAGGTACTGTAACAATCTGATTACCTGTAATTGTTCCTGATAATTTTATAACTGCATTTCGAGCATTAGATATTGTAGCATTCGACATTAATAAAGCTGTTGTTTGTGCAGCACCCGCAATAGAAACGTCTTGATACCCTGCAATAGCTTGTTCAAATAATTCAAAATTGTTGTTTGTTTTTGTTGCCCAAGTTCCTGCATTAGTACCTGTGACTTGAAGTTCAATTCCTAAACTGTTTGTGTATGAAACCATAATTATCCTTTCAATGTATTATAAGCGACTTACGCAGCTTTATCAACCTCTGTCCAAGTTGAAGTTGAACCTCTATTTACTTCTGCCCATCCTGTAACAGCAATAGTGCCTAAACCACCCGTCATAGACAGTCCAGATACCTCTATCGGTGAGCTAACAACATCAGCTGCGTTACCTAGTGTAAGAGTTAGACTAAGTCCAGTTAATGCCACTTCTTGACCTGGTGTTGCTGTAAATGATCCGAATGAAAGTGTGCTACTTAGTCCTGTTAATGTGACTAAGGCATCACCAGTAATTGAAGGTGTACCTACAGAAGAGGTTAAAGAAACACCCGTAGCTTCCCCTACGTTTTTCTGTTGTACAATCCCGACAGCAGATGTAAGTGAAATACCACTTAACGTTACGTCAGAATTTGCATTTTCACCCCAGTTACCTTGTCCCCAAGTATACGAACCCCAAGTGCTAGACATTTGTTAAACTCCTAGCTGATTCTTATAATTGCAGCAGATGTAGTAAACGCAGGAAACTGAATAGTAAATGTTCCAGAAGTTGCTGACTTATCAGACCCAAAATCTAAAACAGCTACAGCAGGATCACCTGTTGCAGTGTCATTATAAATTAAAGCTCCTCTAGCAGTTAAAGTCACACCCGTATAGGATCTGTCAGCAAAGTCAACTATTGCAGTATCAGTGGCAACTGATGTTCCACCATTAACTAAAGCCTTACCACTAGCAACATACTGACCAGTAGCCGATACTTCACCATCTGTTGTATAACTGGTAGTTGATTTACCAAGAACAGCAGAATTTGTGTACAAAGCTAACTTAAAACTGTTACCGCCAGATTGTTTGAAGTTATGTGTTCCTTCAAGCAACTCTTTCTTAAACGAATTTGTTAATACACTTGTTGTTATAGCCATATTATTACTCCATAAAATTAAGGCGAAGGTGACTGTATGGGCAATCTTGGAACGCCTTCTTCATACTGTCCTCTTCTACGTTGTCCCATTTGCTGTAATGCAAATGCTTGAACATCTTCATTATACTTATCTAAATACACTTTGTATAGGTCTGCTGGCCCTTTAAGATACCTAAAACATTCAGTTAAAACACCATTTAAAAGCATAGCTTCTTGATAAGTTGATAGATAAGTATTATTAGATGAATCAAAGTGTGGTGGATCAATAATATAGTTGATTTGCACTGTATATTCAGCATCTGGTACAGGTGCCATTACTATCGTAAGATCATCCCAGTTGGCATAATATTTAGGCACTCCTGTTGCATCCGATGAATTGTATTCTGATATAAAACTAGTATCTCTTTTCTCTAAAAATGTTCTCACCCCTGAATTAGTTACTTGAACTGAACGTAAATAAATTAGATCGGAAGGCATCGTAAGATATCTTTGTGAAGTAATTGTGTTTGATGTTGAATACTTTCTTAAATCGTCATAATCAACTTTACCTGCAATATCGACTTCAACGTGTCTTATAAATTCATCTAAAAGATTATCTGTTAGAACATTTGAATC